GAAGAATAATCACGTTAATGCACCATTCCCAGAGATAGTATCTGGTAAAGCTGGTTGGCGTATCTTTGAAGACGCTGACCAGCCACGCACATCTAATATGTCTAAAGAAATGCACGTACCTTTAGACAATGAATGTGAAGAATGTGGCATTAATCACTCAAAATATATCAGACGACACGAACTAGGTCACGTCAAATGGTCACCAATGACTGTAGGTAAACTTGGTGAGGACGAAGACTCATTTTCTGTAGAAGTTTGCGAAGAAGTAAGAATTAATTATTTACTTAATCGTAAAGGATTAGAAATGGAAGATTGGGTTATGTGTCCAGATAAAGTAACACGTTTAGATTATGAAGCTATATATAAGTTTTCAGAATATGAACTTATTACTTATCTTATGTCTAAAATGTGGCACGTAACTGACGATAGTCATTACTATTGGAATCGTGACGCTAACAATCCAGAATATAAAAACTTCTTAAAAATATCTAAAGAAGTACAAGACTCTGGAGAGTTAACAGGTTATAGAAAAGCACAAATAGATTGGGCTATAAGTAAAGCTAATACACTCTATAGAAAGATTCTACAAAATAGACATAGTTATGCAACTACAGTTAGTTATCGTAAGGTTCGTAAAGTAGCAAAAGAACTTAGCAAATTACGTGATGATTTTAGTGAACGTCCAACAGACGAACAGGTTTATGAATCAATACGTAAAGCTAAAGAAGCTGCTAAACAAAAACAATCTGCTAATCGCAATGCTAGTCAGTCACAAGCCGAAGGCGAAGGTGACAATAAAACATTAGAAGAATCTATGCTTAAAAGTAAGTATGAGATGTCTTCATTATTAGCAGATTCTGATATGAATTATGAACCAGACATCAATGATATGACAGGTAGATGGGGTCGTATGGATATATACACACCAGAATTATCTGTAAACCTTCAAGGTAAAATCAAAGGTGGTAGAGAGTATAGACCTATGGATTACGGTGTTAATCCTAAGTATATGAATAGATGGTGCGTAGATAAGAAAGTCTTTAAACAAAGACAACGTACTTATGGTGGTACTATCTTAATAGACGCATCAGGTTCTATGCACTTTACTGGTGATGACATCTTAGAAATAATGCAGATGTTACCTGCTGTAAAAATAGCTATGTATAACTCTAGTAATAATCGTACTGAAAGAAGATGGAGTTATGATGTAGGTTCATTACGTATTATTGGTGACAAAGGTAAACGTGTTAATCAGGAATATTTAGATAAGTGGACAGGTGGAGGTAACTTAGTAGATGGTCCAGCACTACGTTGGTTATCTCAACAAGCACCTAAACGTATATGGGTATCAGATATGTATGTATTTGGTGCAGATAATACAAGCAGTGCAAACTTATTAAAAGAATGTAACCAGATTATGAGGAAGTCTGGCATTACTAGATTAGCTGATATAGACGAAGTAAAGAGATTTGCTTTAGAACTTAATCAGTTATAATGAGGGCAAGGTTGGCATCACAGTTTAGCGGCTGGTCTGGTCCTCCTTTCCCAGGGTAAGTGCCAACCTTTCTCTTCAATTCATTTGTATTAATTTTTATTCTGCTATACTAATTTGTATGATAGACATAAATAAACTGTTGGACGAAGCACAGTATGGTTCCAGGGGTAATTTCGTTGAAAGTAGAATTACTCCTGAAGCCGCTGAGTTTTGGGAAGCAGTCAAAAAAAGAATCACAGAAGACAATGTCAAAATGAAATCATATACTTTAACAAGAATATTGAAAGACAATTTTGATATTAGAATATCTGATACAGCAATGACTAATTACTTAGAAAAATTATACAATGCCAAATAAACCAGATAAATTAGTGCAAGATATGCTTGCTGAAGCTGAATCAAGGGTAATTCAAGACCTTAAAAAAGATAACTTAAATCTTTTAAAGCAACTTGATAAAGCTAAAAACAAAAAAGCAGATATGGTAGACGCAGTATATCAAGCAGTAAATGCTAACTTAAGGACTTGGGATAAACCTAAGATACCTAAACCTATATTAAGTAAAAGTTCAAAGAAAGAAGAAACAGCAATAGCTGTTCTTTCTGATATACAATTAGCTAAAGTAACACCTGAATATAATTCAGAGATTGCTGAAGCAAGAGTAATTGAATACGCTAATAAAATAGTTGAGTTAGCTAATTTACAACGTAAGTCACACCCAGTAAACAAATGCGCAGTGTTTGCAGTAGGAGATATCATAGAAGGTGAGTTAATATTTCCAGGTCAGTCACACTTAATTGATAGTTCACTTTATAAACAAGTGACAATAGACGGTCCTAGAATAATGACAAAGTTCTTTGATATATTACTTGCAAACTTTAAAGAAGTAGATGTTCATTGGGTTATTGGTAATCACGGACATCTTGGTGGAAGGTCAAGAAAAGATTATCACCCAGACAGTAACGCAGACAGAATGCTTGGAAGCATAATGTCAATGATATATAGAGACGAAAAAAGAATTAAATGGACAATACCTGATAGTTCTAGTGATAACCATTGGTTTGATATAGCAGACCTTGGAGAAAACTGTAAGTTTCTATTATGGCACGGAGATAATGTCAGAGGATTTAATGGATTTCCCTGGTATGGTTTCGGTAAAAAGTTACAAGGATGGAAAACACTAGCAGCTAACGGTATGATGGAACCATTTGATATGGCTATAGCAGGACATTTTCATACACCTACAACAATGTATCTTAATGGTATTAGGTTATGGGTTAATGGAAGTACAGAAAGCTACAACACATATGCGTTAGAACAGTTAGCAAGTATGGGCAGACCCTGTCAATGGTTGTTATTTTGCAAAGATGGTGCAGGAGTAACAGCTGAATACCTTGTTAATTTAGATAATGTCTAGTATAATTGGATAGATATGTCAAGAAAGAATGTCAATTCAACTGTTAAAACAGTAGCAATTGAATACGCTGGCATAGGTAGTCAACCCTACTTTATTATTAATGATGAACTAGGAATACGATTTATACCTATAGAACGTGGCGTAACTCAATTAGAAGTTTTAACAAAAGAATAAACAGACGGCCTTATCCCCTCTTGGGTTGTTAAGGCCTACAACGAATATGAAAAGGAGAATGATGGTAAAAGATACCAAGAAATTGCTATCTCCATTTCCAGAAAACTTAGTGCGAAAAGCACCAGCTGGAAAGTTTGGAGATTATGTACCACACGCTAACTATGTAGAAAGACTACGTGATAGTGATGTGTCATATTCCTGGGAGTGTGAACCTGTATATGGTATGCACAAAGGAGAGAAAAGAATTGTTGGAGCTAAAGGCACCATAACTATTGAAGGTATGGGTAGCTACGTTGGCTTTGGCGATGTTGATACTTTCAAGTTAAACAGTGATAAGTTTAATGATGGAAGTAATCTTAAAGACGCAGAGTCAGACGCATTCAAAAGAGCTTGTATGAGGTTTGGCTTAGGTGTAGAACTATGGTCTGGTTCTGTACAATCAGAAGAAGAAGCTACAACTATTGCACCTGATGGCTATACACAAGAGATGGCTGAGAAAGACGCTATGGTTGAAGTTACTAAAGTTGATATGCGTAAGAAAGAAAACAAACCTACTAAAGAAGACATTGAACGTATGAACTCTATTATGGATGACATACTCAATGCTGATGGTGGTAATACTGAAGAGCCTAAAACAGAAGCTAAAACAGAAGAGCCACCTTTCTAATGGTACAAGATATACAATTCATAGCACAAACAGTTGCTACTATGACTGAACATATTAAAGATACAGACATACGTAGAAACGTTATAGGTAAAGCCAATGATTATGCAAAGCTTAAAAAGTTCCCTGACAATAAAGAACAGTGGAATGATGAGCAGTTGGATAAATATCTTGGAATGTTAGAAAAATTATCAGGTACTTTAGAAGCAAAGATACCAAATGACTTTGACCAAATGTCTTTGGAAGACAAGATAACAACGTTAGAAACTGCTGATGTTGTTACTGTATCAGATATATCTAATGTAGTAGAGAAAGTAGTAAATAAATTGGAAGAAAAGAAAACATATCGTGACGATTTGAAATGCCCTTATTGTGGCCAAATGGTTTACGATAATAGAAACAACAAGAAGTCAGACAAAAGCCCTGACTTTGTATGTTCTACAAATGACCCTGCTATATGTGGTGGACATAGTGGAAAGTGGAGAAAAAGTTGGTGGATGGACAACTCTGATTTACCAGAAGAGTGGAATCTATCAATGGATTTATAAGGAGGAATATGATTGTAAAATCATTTAGAGGTAAAAAAATACCTAGTTATATTAAGTCTAAAGAAAACTTAATTAGGTACGTACTAGAAACAGAAAGATACAATGAACCTATTAGTAATAGTGAATTTGTATTTGACTTAAGATGTACACGATTTGGTGGCACATTGTTTAACCTTAGGGAAGAAGGGTATGACATTGTTACTATGCCAGCTAAAGAGCGTGGTCATTTTAAATACTACGTAATATCTACACCAAATGATACACGTAAAGAGTTAGCTAAAAGCAAACGTCTACATAAATCTAGACAACAAGCCTAATTATGATTGGTATATTACTCAGTTGCGCAGTTACATTGCCTGTGAGCGTGGAGAGCTTGACTGAGTATATCCAATGTCGTAATGACGTATATATGATTGAGTATGTTAAAGAATGGCAACCATTAATTGACAAATATTTTGACACAACAGATGACAAAATACAGGCGTTAAAAATTATATACTGTGAAAGCAGAGGTAAACCAAACGCTAAAGGACTTAATAAAGACGGTACATACGACATAGGTTTATGGCAGTTTAATGACAATACTTGGACTTGGCTTAAACCTAAACTTAAAATCAAAAAGAAAAGGACAGACCCTGAGACAGCTACAGCAGTAGCATCTTGGTTAATATACAATGACGGTTGGCACCATTGGAATCCAAGCGCACATTGTTGGAAGGACACTTAATGGCAGAAAATATATTTAGCAGCCCTATGCAACTAAGGAAGTGGGCAGTTAATTTAATAGACCAATTAGGTTCACCAGTAACACAAACTGGACCTAATACAAGAGAAGTTGATAGATTGTTAGCACAATTTGTATCTGATTATAACTATCAATTTGAACAACAAAAGAAACGAGAGGAAGAATAATGTCACATCCTATACCTGGTATGTCATATTATTGTGAAGAATGTAATGTACAACTAGAAGAAGTACATAAATGTAAGGAGGAATAGTGGTTTATAACGCGACCAATAATAGCGTGTTTGCACCTAAAGGGTACAATGATTTATCTAATGAACGTTTAGTAGAAGACGCTAAACGGAAAATTAAAAAGCGTAAAGCTAAGATGGAATACGCTAAAACAATAGATAGCTTTGGCGGAAAGAGATTTCTTGGCTTAACGCCAAAGGGCAATAGGGTATTTGCTAGTTACACTGTATATAAAGACGGTAATTTAAAGATAGACTTTACTCATAACTTATCAGTTTTATTACAGGAAGGAAGTATGTTTGCTGGCCAACGTTATACATATAAACATAACGAAAAAATATATGATACAGATGAACAGCTTACAAGAAAAATATCACATCAACGTGGTGAAGTAACGGTGAGAACTTTATATTGGTTACAACGTCTTAAAAACTTAGCTGACGCTAAGAACTATAAAGGCTTTGATAAGAAAAAGAAAGTTACTAAATTCTTTTTAAGCAAGGTAGCACACGCTATATATGTAGGTGGTGGTACTGGCGATACAGAAATTAGTTACGCAGATTTGTATAGAGCTTGGGATTTTCCAGAGTATGACCCATACTTTAATCCTGAAACTGTATACAGTTATCCTGATGAACTATAGGCCATTACCTAAATCATTAACTATAAAGAGGTCCAAAGTGGAAGGATTGGGCCTCTTTAGTACACGTCCTATTGCTAAGGGTCAAGTATTAGGTATAACACACGTTAAAGATGATTTATTTCAGCACGGTGTAATTCGTACACCATTAGGTGGTTTTATAAACCATAGTAATTTTCCTAACTGTGAATTAATAAAAGGCAATAAAGTTTTTTTATTAAGAACATTAGTAGAAATAATTACAGGCGAGGAAATTACACTTAAATACGAACTTTATAATCCAGAGGAAGAATGATGGACAATCTATCAGAACTAAGAGAACAGGCCCTTAAAAGGGCTAGAAACGCGTGTGAGTGGCCAAATTGTGGCAACACTAACTGGCTAGAACTAGCACACATATTAGGTATTGGTATGGGTGGTAGAGATAAAGCAAGTAAATACGACATAAATAATGTAGCTATGTTATGTAAAAGACATCACGACATATATGATGGCAAAACTATATCAGGTGCTAAAAGAGATTACAGGGATTTATTACAGGCTTATCTAAATAGATATAGAACTACTTAGAAAATTCTCCGCCACCACCGCCACCATACTTCATCATACCTAAACCTACAGCACCACGTGTAGCTAAAGTAGATGGTCCTGGTTTTGTTTTAACAAGATTCTTTGTACTAGGACCTTTACCTGTACCTATATTTTTAAATATAATACTTGGTGTTTTAACAGGGCCTGATTTTCTAAACCAACCTTTAGTATTATCAAAATGTCTATTTGATAAACCACCTCTATAACTAGTTGTAGGAACAACAGAACCTGATGTACTTGTTTTTATAAAGCCTTTTTTAATATATGAATTATTAGGAGTTTGTAATGGCGCACCTGGTTTTTGTCCAACATTTATTCTTTTTTGATAAGGACCATATGTTTGTGGTTTAGTTTCCCAAGGAAATTGTACAGGTTGTGTCATTAGTAACCCAGTAGTTTGTTTAAATCTTTTTTAAGTTTAACTGCTTGCTTAACTTCTAAAGCTTTTTTTAATTTGTAACCAGTATCGCCTCTTTTAGTAGCTCTAGCTTTAGCAGATAAAGATATAGTAGCTTGCTTTTGTAGTTTATCCATACCACCAGACTTTAACCAAGGACTTTCAGGATTGTTTGTCATCCACATTTTAAAGCTATCACTCAAGAATGCGTCAGGTACTTTGTATTCTAAATGTTTTTCATATGATTTTTTACGCATTGCATCGTGTGATTGAATACGTTTTTTCATTTCACGTTCACTCATACCGTGAGTAGTCCAGTCAATGTTAGGATTTTTCATTATGGATTTAACTTTGTTCCACGATTAGATATGTTTCTATCTTGCCACGATTGTATTTGAGCTTGTCGTTGTTCTTTAAATTTTGCATATTTTGCAGTTTTATTTAAAGGTATTTTACCACCATCTAATGCGTGAGTATCACCTCTACCTGCAATAGTTCTTTCATAATCTTTACGGTCAAGATTTAATGATTGTTTCATTCTCATTTTTTTTAAACGACCCTCAAAATCTTTAGGACCTGCTTTTTTATTTGGTACTACTTTAGGCATTATTTACTTACTTTCTTAACAGGTTTAGCTAATTGTTTTTTAGCAAACTCTTTAATTACTACTAACGCTGCAGCACCACCTGATAACGCAGCTAATTGTATAGCTTCTGCGTCAACACCTACTAACGGAGCAATTGTCAATGAAGATATAAACGCTTCAACAAATGTCCATATTGTTTTTTCAATAATATCTTTATACTCTTGTGTCATTTAAGCCTCTGGTTTCTTTGGTTTAATTATATCATCAATAATATTCTTAGGCAACAATGATAAACCAGCTAATGCTGGATTAGTTTTTGTAATAGGACCCATTATATTTTTTAATCCTTTGATTGCACCAACACTACCAACTGCTTTAACTGCTTTCTTAAGTTCTTTTTGTACAGCATTTTCAACATCTGACAATCCTACTCCAGGAGTAGATAGTATTTTTTGTGCGCGTTGTTCTAAAGATAACTGACGTTTTTTATATTCAGTTGCACGTCTACTGTATTCAGGTTGTGGATTAGATACAACTACTTGTTCTTTCATTGTAGCTTTAGGACCTTCTTGTTTATAAGGACCAATAAATGTTTTAAAACTTGTATTGTCTATGTCACCATATTTACCAGCTATTTCAGCACTTCTTTTAGCACTAATAGGAGGTAAGTTTAATCCTTCAGTATTTACACCAGCAATTGTTGCACTACGAACATCACGGAATACTCCAGACGCAGGATTATAAGTTACTTTAGTTTCTCTACCTTCTAGTTTAACTTTTTTAGTAACCTTTTCACCTTTAAAATATGCTTGTATGTCAGCTTTACTTGTACCGCCCATAGTATCTTGTATGTCTTTTCTAATGTCAGCATATTCTGTAGCAGCTGTTTCTATTTTTTGATGAACTCTCATTAACTCATTGTATGCAGGTCCACCTTGTATTTTACCTATAGGTGTAGTTCTTGTATCAGGAACAGTAGGACTTTTAACAATAGCACTAGGTGCTTTAGGGTCAGCAGGTGTTTGATATTTATTATCAACAATGTTTTTCATATGTTGTTTAGCTTTAGCTTTACCTAATATTCTTATTGCTTGACGTTCATAATCTGCTACAGCAAATGGTAATTGAGCTACATTATCTACAGTTTTAGTTTTAAATGGAACTATAGATTTACTTAGTAAGTCAGCTTGTTTGTATCCTAAACCTTGAACTCCTCCACCTGTCATACCTGAACCAGATAATCCTACAGATTCTTGCAATGCAGGATATGTAACTCCACCTTTTCCACCACCTTTAGGATACTCTTTAAAACTACCAGTACCTGTAGCAGCTATTCTTTCATCCATAGTTGTCATACCAAAACGTTTTTCTTCTATTTCTGTTTGTAAATCTCTGTATTTATTACCTTCTTCAATAGGTGAATAGTCATATGCAGATGTTTGTTTGTATTCTGCTTTAGCTTCAAAAGGGTCACCTTTAATTGCAGTTAAGTCTGGCTTAGCAGCTTTAACTTGTGGTACTGCTTCTGATGTAGTTATGCCTTGTGCTTTACCTAACACTTTTGCTTTTTTATAATCTGATTCAGTTAATACATCTATATCATAAGCAACACCGTATAGTTCTTTATTAATATTTCTTACAATATTTGCACGTTCTAATTTTAACGAAGTTAATTTTTCTGCTGTTTGAAATGCTTTACGTGATGTAGCTAAATCCATACCTTTAATACCAATAGGTTTTTTTGATTTAATACCAATAGGTCTATCAATTTGTGGTTCAACTACACCTCCAGGTCCTACTGTATATGAAGGAGCAGGCATTCTTTTTGCAGTTGTATAATCAGGTGCAGCAGTTTCAGCTACATTTGTTTTAAGTTCTTTAGCTTGTACACCAGGTTTGTTTTGAATATCAATAGACATCTTTTGACCTTGATATTCTTTATGTATAGATTCATACAATTCAATGTCAGTATCAATGTCAAATGTAGCGCGTTCTTTAATCAATTGTTTAGCAGCTTCAGGTGTTTGTGGTTTGTATCCTTTGCTACTTGAACCACCATATTGTGTACCACCACTAAATACATCTTCACCAACAACATCCATACCAGCTTTTATATCTGTTTCTAAAAATCTTTGACGTTCTTGTGCAGAGTATTTAGCACCACCTTGGTCATCTTTCCAAGGTTGTATGTCTGGGTCTCCAAATTTTTTACTTCTTTGAAATGGTACGTTTTTCATAATATTTTTTTCTTATCCATCTTAGCAGAAAGTATTTGAATTTCTCCACTAATCTCTTGTAGTTTTTCATATACTGAATCAGCTAATATCATATGTTCTTTTTGTTTATTGTCAATAGTATTTACATCTGATATGTCATTAGTAATGACACCATCATAATCAGTATATGTGACATAAACATCTCCATTTTCTATAGCAGCTGCAACATAAGGATACACTTGTTCATAAGCATCACGACTGCTACCTACAAAACCATCTTTAGCTACTAAGTTGCTTGTTTGTGTATTACCTAATAGCAAACAACCAGCAGTGTTTTCATCAGTGTTACCGCTATGCCATAGTATATATTCAAAGCCAGGTACATCTTTAACCCATATCATACCTTTATGGAATGGTGTACCATAACGTGACAAGTAACGATTATGAAAGCCACCTTCTTTACGAAACTCTAACTTATAAGTACCAGCAGGTATTCTAGTTTCACCCCAAACTTTAACGTCACGATGTTCATCTTCTAATGTATAACAAAGAAAATTTCTTTTACCATTAACTACATCGAATAATATTCCAGACGTAGAATCTTTTTGACTACTAAACCTTAGTACTTCCAGTTCCATTATTTATCCAATCATCACACCAAGCATATGCTTCTACTTTTTCTTTGTATAAATTGCAATAGTTATTAGAGTAATGTTTACAATTATTACAATGCTCGCCAATTCTAGGACTTCTAACGTCATATGAATAATCCATTACTTTTTTTTACGTATTCTTTTAATTTTATCGTTATGTGTTTTAGCATATATAAAGTTTTTAGTTTCACGAGTAACTGTACCTCTATAGGTTTTGCCACCCCACTTCCAACTTACTGTTTTAGCCATTACCACTTAACCTTATGTGACCAATACTTAGCAGACAATTTAGATTTAGGTTTACCTTGTGCATTATGTCTAGCATAATAAGACTTTTTACGTGCTTTATCTTTTTTAGTTTTAGGATTTTTACCTGCACCTTTTACACCTTGTTGTCCAAATCTAATTAATTTATATGTGTCACCTTCTTTAGCCATAACAACATGTGATTTTGTTTTGTGGCTAGGTGTACGTTTAGGTTTATTAACACCTTTAAGACCGTGTTTTTTCATTGTATTTTTTACACGTTCAGGTACTGCCATTATATCTCCTGTTTTCTTTACGTACTAAGTATACCGATATTACGTCAATAAAGCTATTTGCAATAACAATTAATGCTACCATCAGAGCAGTTACATATTTGAATAATCGTTTCATCCATTTAATTTAAATAATAATTCTGTAAAATTAGATTCTAACATATCTAACTCACTATTCATTTCTAATACCATAGCATCACAAGCGTTTTGATGTGATTTAATTTCTTCTATAGAGTTAAATACCCAACCAAATGCACTAAGTATTGCTGTAAATACTATAGGTGCTAGTGTCTTTGTGTCTATTTTTAATG